TTAATAAACTATGTGATATTGTAATTCCATATGCTGAGAAAATGGGGTCAACGCCTATCAAGTGTAGAGCTTCTGATTGTTGGGGTGTCTTATATAAGAGGAATGATTTTTCAATTGCACATGCACATTGGCCAAATGTTTGGTCATGGGGATACTATGTAAAGGTTCCACAAGGTTCAATGCCTTTAGTTTTCCCAGAAGGTAAAGAGGGAAATTATTATGTGTTTCCACAGGTAGGAGATTTGGTTATCTTTCCTGCTTGGATTAAACATGAAGTGCCACCATCTGTGTGTGAAGAAGATAGAATTTTGGTTGCAGGAAATCTTGAAAGAATTCCTCATAAGGATTTGCCATTACCAAATGTAGAAGAAATTAAAAAGTCAGTTAAACCTTATACGAAAAAGGGTAATTGAATGATTGATGTATATGATGATGTTTTAGAAGAACACAATGCTCTACTGATTGATGATGAGGTTAAGAGGTTATCATGGAAATATGATTACTCATCTGAGCCTACTAAACCAAATAAACATTGGCATGTTTTCTGTGGCCACAGTGAAGAAGAATGTAGTCTATCAAATTATTATTGGGTTGATCCTTTATTTCAAATGTTAATGAATAAATTTGATTTCAAATCTAAATATAATATTGATAGTTATATACGAATATATTGTAATGCTCATACACATGGAATTGAACCGCATCTTCATATAGATGATGGTGATTTTACTATGATATACTATCCCCGTATGGATTGGAAACAAGAATGGGGTGGTGGAACTTTAGTTGATGATACTCTTGTTCCTTATGCTGGAAATAAATTGGTTGTGTTTACAGCCAGTCTTCCTCATAAGGCAATGCCAGTATCTAGAGAATGTTATCAGTTAAGAACTTGTGTTGTTTTTAAATGTAATGTTATGGGAGAATGAAAATTGACAGAAAATAAAATAGTTCAGTTTGAAACTATACCACAATTGAAATTAGGTTTTTCTGCAATCTCTTTAGATGAGGTGGATATTATTAATAAGTATATTGATGATAACACTGATAGATTGCCAGACTTATCATCTCAATTAGTAGGACAAATAAAACAAGATAAAAGATCAAAGCAATTAGAATTTGATTTAAACGATGACGTACCTAAACAGTTGAGTAAGTTTTTTATTATGTGTGCAAAAGAATATGCTGCTCAACATCCAATGTCTGATCGTATTAAAAACATCATCGGCCCTAAAGAAGATTATGTTGTTAAGAAAATCTGGTCGGTACATAGCTATGCTGGAGACTATAATCCTTTGCATGAGCATGGAACTGCCAGTGGAAGGGGCGTATCTATGATTGCGTTTCTAAAGCTTCCATCACAAATATCTGATATTGGAGAAAAGATGAAAGGTGAAGTGGGCGTACAACAGGGTAATTCTGGTAGTACAGATGGTCTAACTCAATTTGTTTGGGGTGGAGACAGTATGTACGATATACCTAGATTTAAACATCCTTCATTTGCGTATGCTCATCCAGAGGTAGGAAAGGTTGTGGTATTTCCAATTTGGTTGCTTCATCAGGTCGCACCTTTTTTTGGTGAAGGTGAAAGGAGAACAATGTCTTGTAATATAGATATTATTAATAGTCATGTATGAACTGAAAGATTATCTTAATGCAATAAATTACACAAAAGAGCCTCTTATGGATACAGGGGATGAACAGTGGGAAAAGAAATATCCACCATTCATAGTAAACAAGTGTGTTGCTCCGTTTCCAGATACCGTTATGTTGTTGAATGAACTCAATCAACTACATCATCTAGATAAGAAACTCCAATTTGATTTTTTGATAAATAGTTTACGACCAAGAAAAAGGTATACTCCTTGGCTGAAGGCGAAGAAATTAGAAAATCTAGAGTATGTTAAAGAGTTTTATGGATACAACAATGAGAAGGCAAGGGCCGCTCTTGATATACTAAATGATGAACAAATTTCTGCCATAAAAGCAAAATTAAATAAGGGTGGAAGAGATGGAAGAGATTAATTGGACACAGGAGCATATGCTTGAAGTTGGGCTGAAAGAGCCTGACGATTTTTTGAAGGTACGAGAAACTCTATCTCGTATTGGTGTTGCTTCCCGAAAAGAACGAAAACTATATCAGTCTTGTCATATATTACATAAGCAAGGACGATACTATATTGTACATTTTAAAGAGCTATTTGCTCTTGATGGAAAGAAAACCAATCTGTCTGAAAATGATATTGCACGACGAAATACAATTTCAAATTTGTTGAAGGATTGGGGTTTGATTAATATACTTGGAGAAATAACAGAAGTTGCTCCATTAAGTCAGATCAAGGTTCTTTCGTTTAGTGAAAAGAATGATTGGACATTAGAAACCAAATATAACATAGGTAAAAAGAAAGAAGCCTAATGGAAAAGTTCAAGTCCTTTACAACGGAAGAAAAAGAAGACAAGTATCGTATTCTTGTAGTTTCTTCTGAACCAGACAATCAAAAACTGTTTCATACTGCACAGAGAATTACTGATGAATCAGAAAAGTCTGGCCATTCAGTTTATGTTGTCAAGGTTGAAGGCGCAATTATTAGTTATGATGATGGTGTATATAAAATATACAATGATGATGATACAGAAGGATTTGAAATAAGTTCTAGTGATACTGTTGCTATTGTTCGTGGTTCTGTTCGAGTAAAGAAGAGTTACCTCGATTTGTTATCACGACTTGAAAAGATTGGCGTTTGTATGGTCAACAGTAGAGAGACTATTGAATTATCTTCTGATAAATATCGGACTTATATTAAGTTACAAGATTTTGGTTTGACACAACCTAAGACTGTTCTTATTCCTAATGAAGACACTTGGAAAACGGCCATTGAAGTATTAGATAGCAAATTTCCTATCATTATGAAAACTCTTGAAGGTTCCAAGGGTGTTGGTGTTTTGTTTATTGAATCAGAACGCCAAATAGAATCTTTAGTTCAATTACTCTACAGCCAAAACAATGATGTAGATTTATTGATTCAAGAATATATTAAGACTGATGGAGATATACGAGTTATAGTTTTGGGTGGTAAGGTTATTGCTTCTATGAAACGTGATATAGTAGAGGGAGACTTTAGGTCTAATGTTTCTCAGGGAGCAAAAGTTAAGGAATATAAATTAACAGATTTAGAAATAGAACAATGTTTATTGGCTTCAAAAGCAATTGATGGTTCTTGGACTGCCGTAGATTTCATTCCTTCAAAATCCCCCAAAACAAAACCGCCATATATTCTAGAAGTAAATCATTCGCCTGGTACAGAGGGAATTGAAAAGGCAACTGGTAAAAATATAGTTAAAGAAGTTGTTGATTTTTATTCTAATCCAGATAATAGATATGCTGTTCCAACGCAATGTGGTTGGGAAGAAATTGTTACAGTTAAACCATTTGGCGATTTAATTGCAAAATTTGATACTGGTAATGCTAAGTTTTCTGTTATTCATGCAGAAGATGTAGAGGTTAACGGTAATAAAATTACTTTTACTCATGGAGATAAAACTATAACAACTAAGCTGGTTGGTGACTATGTTTCCATAACCGGCGGCGGTGAAGATAAAAGATATTTGGTAGATTTGGATTTTGAATTTGCTGGATCGTCTTATGGTAAAATTACTTTTGGTTTAGATAACAGAGATGATTTCAACACCGATGTTTTGTTAAATAGAAAAACTATGAGGATGCTTAATGTCATGGTTAATCCTCAAAGAAAATATATCGTAACCACCAAATATGTCCTTGACAATTAACTTTAAAGGTGTTATAGTTATTACATGAATTTTTATACAAATGTACTTCAGTGGGGCAACAATCTTCTTGTTCGTGCTGTCATAAATGATAAACGTGAAAATTTTAGAATAAGATATTCTCCCACACTTTATGCTCCTGTAGAAAAGAAAACTCCATACAAAAATCTTGATGGCGGATATGTCACTGATTTGACATTTTCTACTATGAAAGAAGCTAAGGAGTGGGTGGATAGTCATAAATCTCAACCAGAACTTATATATGGTAATACTCAATATCCTTACACTTATATTGCTGACACTTACAAGGGTAGAGTTGATTGGGATTTAGAGAAACTTCTCATAGTCACGATTGATATTGAGGTTCAATGTGAAAACGGATTTCCTTCACCAGAACTTGCTGAAGAAGAACTTCTATCCATCACCATCAAAAATCATCAGAGCAAACGTATTGTTGTTTGGGGTATTGGTGATTTTAAAACAGACCGTGAAGATGTAACATATGTAAAATGTGAGAGCGAAGTTCATCTACTAAAAGAGTTTCTTGTGTTTTGGGAAAAGTATTGTCCTGATATTGTTACGGGCTGGAATTCTGAATTCTTTGATATTCCATATGTTTGTAATCGTATCAAGAAGTTGTTTGGAGAAGAAGAACTAAAACGCCTATCGCCGTGGGGTGGAGTAAAGGATAGAGTATTTTATCGGATGGGCCGAGATCATCAGATATATGATATACAAGGTGTTGCTGCATTAGATTATTTTGATCTATATCGCAAGTTCACATATTCTGCTCAGGAGTCATATCGGTTAGATCATATTGCATTTGTGGAATTGGGTGAACGTAAAACAGGAAATCCTTTTGAAACTTTTCGTGAATGGTATACAAA